GGCCGGTGCGCCGAGTAGGGTTACTTCTTCATCGGGACGAACACCTTGCTCATCTAGTTCTCGGTTTGCATTGATCTTTGACAAATCTGAGCTGCGCTATCTAGGCGCTTCCATACCGAGAGGATGGTCGGAGTATTGCGTATACACAAAGGCATACTTTGCAGCGTAGCTCAGACCCTAGTGCCTTGAGGGGCACGTACTGTGCAGGTGCGTAGGAATGGGTTACTTCTCATTGGTGAGAGAGGTCGCAGGTTCGAGTCCTGTCATGGTGTGGCACCGGCCCACCATGTAGCTCAGTTGGCAGAGCGCTTACGTTACCTTTTCCGCCTTGTCCTCTGCACAGTTAAAGTTTGGAGTGTGCGTATGGTGTGCAGGGAGATCCTGCAACAGGTTGCGCCTTCGCGCCACGATGAAACAAAGCACACTCCAAGAACTTGACAAATTGAATGATGTACTGGCGACGAATACTCGCATCTCTAGCAGCCGTTGTCTAACTGAGATGTGGGAACGGCTCGGTCAGTACATCATTGAGTTTGTAACGTAGCGATGCGATGTTCGTGGGTTACTTCTCACCGCAGCACGTAGGTTAGAGAAACCTACAATCAGATTACATCTGACCGACCTTCGACAACTTGTTCTCGCTACGTTAGAATTTGATGCCGGTGCGATGAAGTGGGATACTTCGTACATTGGTTCGAATCCAATACCAGATTGCGGTCTGGTTGGCAGAGTGGCTTAATGCTACGGGAATGCAAAAGTTCCCTATACGGGAAAATGCCTACTTCGCTTGGTTCTCGGCGTCAATGAACGTCTCCATCATGGGACGATAAATCCCTCTCAACTCAGTGGTCGGCGTGTGGGTATGACATCCCCGGACAAGCTGAGGGCGCGATGGAGACTCAGTCAGGTGCGTAGATGTGGGTTACTTCATGGAGCAAGCAGTCGGTGTAAAAAGCCGGTTGCGATAGGGTTCAAATCCCGCAGTTGAAAAAATACTGCACTTGTTACCTTCGTCGCCTAGTTCTCTGACTGATTAATTCCAAGTTATAGAAAGGGGTGATCGCATGCGGAATCCAACCTAATAGGGAGGGATCTGCATGGCACGGAAAGGCGATCAGTCTACGTCGATGAAGATCGCAGCGTATATGCGAGCATTGGGTATTGAGCGCACTACTGGAAGATGCGCGCTCTGCTACAAGATCATTAGCATCGAAGGCCCGAAGTCTCGCTATACGCACAAGTGTTGGTAAGCCTCTAGCGCGAGGGTTCATGTGTGGTACGGTGAACCCCCGAACGGCGTATGTGCCACAACAAAGAGGAGGGAGAGGGCATGGGCTATAAGGTCGATGGGCCTATGACAACTCTTGGCAAAGAAGCGGCACTAGCTGCTCTTAGACAGAGGAGGGAGAATAAACCCACTCCCATTGATGATACCAGCTTACCGGCAGGATCACCGATGCACTTCTATTGTATATCCTGCGGACACATAGCAGAGGTAGCGCCCGAAAGTTATACATGGGCGCCAAAGAAGCTATGCGGCGAATGTAAAGCCCTACAGGATTTGGATTGGCTAGAGTAACAAGGAGAGGAGGAAATAGTGATTCGAAGATTGCAAAGTGCATGGCATTACTGGCGCTGTAAGAACTGCCGCGAAGCAGGCGAACATTGGGCCGCATTGTTTGATAGATAGGAGAGGAGTAGATAAATGCCTAAGTTCTCGGGAGGAAAGACGCGCCCTAACGTGACTTCTCCGATGCGAACCACCGGAGTACAGGGTACTACGTATGAAGGTGGCCTTGGTTTTGAGCGTGATGCAAAGACAGAACTTTTCCTGCTTGCGGTCACGAACATGGTCAAGGAAGATACTTTCTACGAGGCCGCTAGTGAGCGCGACAAGCGGTTCAAGGATCTAGCGCATACCGTGGTTGCGGAGGATTCTGCATGGGTACGCGAGTTCATTCCATACCTTCGCAACACGATGCAGATGCGCTCCGCATCGATCGTGCTCGCTGCACATTACGTGCATGCGAAGGGAGAGAAGTCTCGTCAGGTTGTTGATTCCGCAATGTCGCGAGCGGACGAGCCCGCCGAGATCCTTGCGTATTGGGCGCAGGAGTATGGAAAGAACTTTCCACAGCCTCTAAAGCGTGGAGTCGCTGATGCTGTGGAACGGTTGTATACGGAGCGCTCGGCACTGAAGTATGATGGACAGTCTCGCGCATGGCGCATGGGCGATGTAATCGACCTTGTGCATCCTAAGCCATTGACTGCTGAGCAGTCTGCTCTATATCGCTACCTACTCGATACGCGGCACAAGCGCGAATCTACGAATACTCTTGATCTACCGCTTATTCGTGCTTGGCAGTTTGCGAATGACATCCCTGTCGAACTGCGACGAGCCCGGATGCTAACACACGGCATCCCACAGGGGATGACGTGGGAGTCGCTTTCGGGATGGTTGCAGGGGCCGATGGACGCCGAGGCATGGGAAACCGTAATCCCGCAGATGGGATATATGGCGCTTCTGCGCAATCTGCGCAACTTCGAGGATGCTGGAATCTCGAAGGAAACGGTCGAGTACATTCATGCAAAGATCAGCGATCCTGATGAAGTTGCAAAGTCTCGACAGTTTCCAATTCGCTTCTATTCCGCATGGAAGGCTACTGATTCCTTGCTATGGAGCCGAGAATTAGAGTATGCGCTCGATCATTCGGTAAGTAACGTGCCGAAGCTTGAAGGTCGAACGCTCATCCTAGTAGACGTTTCTGGCTCGATGTATGATCGCATGTCTTCGCGGTCTACTGTGGATAGGTGGGAGCTTGCTGCTGTCTTCGGGGCAGCGCTAGCAAAGGCTAACCGTGGAAGCTCCGATCTTGTAGCGTTTTCGACTGATAGCTATCCAATTGATCCTGCACGCTCCATTTTGCAAACCGTCGATAAGATTCGAGGGATTGGTGGCGGCGGCACAGATACATGGGGAGCCTTCAACCAGCACTACAATGACCATGACCGTACTATTATCCTTACCGATGAGCAGGCACATCCTGGCAACATTCTTAGGGGGCAGGATAGGAGCGCACCGATCTATACCTTCAACCTTGCTGGATACAAGATGGCACACTCCGAACAGGGTGAGAAGGGTAGCTACGTATTCGGTGGTCTGACGGATGCAGGGTTCGTGCTTCTAAAGGCGATTGACGAGCTACAGCACGGCCGCTGGCCCTGGGAGCTTGACAGCGGCCCTGAGCGAGCGTAAGCTCGTCTGATTGCGCCTACAGACCATAGGCTGAAGCTTCCCCTCTCCCCTGACCGAGAGAGCGGCCCCGATCCCCTCGGGCCGCTCTCTCCCCCCTTTACAGGATTGTATTGAAGCTATCTACTGTGGATTAACCTATCGTAACGGGCTATGCTGCCTTGTATCCAGTGACCCCGTGCAGTAGATAGCTTCAATACAATCCCGTACCCTCATCTTTTCTATGAGGAGGTAATGTAATCAACTAGGAGGTTTACTCTTAGCTTGAGACGGCTTGCGACTTTAGCCATCGTGTTTGCTTTAATTTTAGCAACAGGAGAGGAATCAAACGCAAGTCAGGAGAGAAGCGTTCAAGTTACGATATGTTCGACTTTTGGACGCTACTGCTATGAAGCACTCCAAGTTTCATGGTGCGAATCTAGATGGAATGTGAACGCAAGAAATGGGCAGTATCTTGGGTTGTTCCAAATGGGTTATTGGGAGAGGCATAAATATGGACATGGCCGAACCGCACTTGCACAGTCATCGGCAGCCTACCGATACTTTACCAAATCAGGGCGAGACTGGTCTCCCTGGAGTTGTAGACCCTGAGAAATTCATTGGTTGGGACGAGCCTGGTTCTGACCCTATTGCAGATATAAAGCAAATGCTTGAAAAGCAAAAGACATACAAGCCATATAACTGCTTTGCCGAAGGTCACATAGTAAGTCGATACGGCTTTTGTATCGTGTGTTTTAGGCAAGTGGAGATTGCGATCCGCTGAAGTTCATCGAAATGATGAACTGTGCCCGCAATGTGGGAACTTCGTAGACGAACTAGACGACGAAACAGGGTGGTGCTTTGAATGTAGCGGAACTTCAGAAGCTCGTTGTCTGGCATGTTCTCGACCGTTCATCAAAGACCAATCCCATCGTAAGCTGTGCCCTGCTTGCCGTGAGGAACGCTGGCTCCAAAGGCACGCTGACGAGCTTGAGATGTACTTATCTTATGGGGCACGGATAAGTTTCGCTAGGCGACAAATCTATTATGAAAACCGCCCCATTTGTATTGCGTGCAGCAATCCGATCAAGGGTGCAGCAGATGGGGCGATATTTTGTACTCGCACAATAGAATGCCGTAGATGGAGGAGGCGCTATAGAACACTGAGAGAAAAGTACGGGGATCAAAAGAAAGCCTTGGCGGAAGTTTCCGCCGAAATCTTCGCTGCACAGCATAGAATGGGGTTGAAGACTTGACATCGGAGGAAAAGCAAGCATTTGCTAATGAAGCTGAGAAGGCTCTCTCGCATCCTCTTGTCGAGGAAGTAGTAGACGAAGCTCTTGAGAATCATGGAGGCGATAAGCAAAGTCTTCTCTATTACTCCTTTATGAAGATAGCGATGTATACAGCTAGTGTTGCTCGCGCGCAGGCGCTTGGTATTGACCCTGGTGATCTTCGCAACACACGCGAGGAATCAATCGAACAGATGCTTGGTCGTGCTCGCCGCCTAGTAGCGAAAGGCATGCCCGTGATACGTATTGACGAGCGCGGCGCTACAAGGCTAGACTAATGATCCTTGATGATATACAGGCAGAAGTCGAGAGGCATGCCGAAGAGATGGAAATCGAAGGTATTGACGCGCTCGGCTATTGGGCGCGGAAGCTTGATATAACAGAGGATGAACTGTACGACTTCGCGGAGGATCGTGCGAAAGAAATGTATGCGGTTGGAATGAGTGGAAGGGGGGTGAAGCAAACTCTGATGAGCGGTTGGATGGACGGTTTCGTGAAGGGGTATTACCTGGGATTGAGGAGAGGGTGATGACGCAACTGGCATTCACAAAAGATGCCCCAGAGAAGTTTTCCGTACAGGATTGGCAACGGCATGATCTAGATTTCCTAGACCAGCTTAATTATTCTGCTAATTGGGGGTCGATGGGAACATATAAAACGTCTACAGGTCTGTGGTTAATCGAGCGCAAGCTTGCAGATAGTCCTGGCAATGTCCTAATCGTGACTACTAAGTCTGGAAAAGGGGCATACTTCGACTGCATCCCCTCCTGCCTTGACTACGAAAACTGGCACGTCTTCAATGTTGGCACTCGAAAGGTCGAAGAGGTCATTCTGCATGACCTTCGAGTCGAGTCTGATCTTGACGATTTAATCACGCAGTTAATGCAGAGAACTAGAAAGACGATCGTGCTAGCGCATTATCATTGCTTCGAGAACAAGTATCCGATGAATGAGATTCTCGTAATGGGCAGTGAGTCTGGGAAGATCGTATGGGACTTCGTATTACTCGACGAGGCCCATAGGACGAAATCCAAAGACGTACAGTGGACACGCAACCTGAAGAAAATCGCGAAGGAGGCTCTTAATCGGCACGTTATGTCGGGAACGGGGTTTGTTAACAACCCATCGGAGATGTGGTCACTCGTTAACTTCCTAGACCCCGATAGATTTCCGTCATATTGGCGATTCCGCCGCAGTTTTTGTGAAGAAGAGAATTGGACTGGATACTGGAAGATTGTCGGGCTCAAAGAGGATAAGGTTCAGGAATTCATCGATATCCGAAAGTCTCTTGGGCCGCGCAGAACAATGCAGGAGGTACATAAGAACGTGACCGAACCAATCTATACCGAGTACGAAGTTGATCTAAACCCACCGCAGCGGCGCATGTATAAGGAGATCGTCGCTGAGCTTAGGATGCTTGACCAGAAGGGTTTTAGGATCGATAGCCCTAACGTGGTCTCGCAGCTTCAGCGTCTTCGGCAAATCTCCGTGGCGACTCCTGAGCTTGTCGCTACGTATTACGACGAGAAGCTGGATCGCCGGGTGCAAAAGGTTAGACTCGTTGAGCCATCGAGCAAACTCGATGTTGTGATGGAACTAATTGAGGGTCTTGAATGGGACGTAGTTGACTCATCAGAGTCACTACGGCAGCAAATGATTGTATTCTCGAACTTCAGAGATCCTCTTGAACTTTTGAAGACGAGACTTGATGCTCAGTACGATAAGAACGGCAAGCTGCAACGAGAGGCCATTTCCTATATCCACATGGAGCAGAAGGATTCAGAGCAGACTCGCTTTGAAAAGTGGCATGAGACCTTTCCTCGTAAGGAACATCAAGTCTTTCTCTCGACCATCGACCTTGGGGGAGAATCGATTAGCTTAGCAACTGCACAGTATTGTGTCTTTCTAGATAGAAGCTGGAGTCCAGCCAAGAACGCGCAGGCTGTGGGTCGCATTTATCGCCCCGGTCAGACGGGAGTTGCAGAAATCATACACATCAACGCAAAGCACACAGTAGACAAGAGAGTGATGGATCTCACCAATCTAAAGACAAGCTGGTTTAAGCGGTTGTTCGATGATGAAGGAGAGGAATAGTGCGGGCAATTTACAAATATCCACTATTCTATGACCAGGCGCAGGCAGTTAGGATGCCTAAAGACGCAATTGTCCTATCGGTCCAGGAGCAACGAGGAATCTTATGTCTGTGGGCGATTGTAGATATCGAGGCTGAAGAGGAGGAGCGTCACATTGTTATTTACGGATCTGGTCATCCTCTCCCTGATGGATATGATAGAGAGAACTACATAGGCTCGGTTCTTGTTGACGACGGCTCTTTCGTTTGGCATATCTTTGAACATCTCAAACTATGAAGACCAAGCTTAAACTCTCTCTTAGATCAGACTTCGAATTGCTGCCGATCGGTACGAGAGTAAGCTATCATCATCGCGCCGGTATTGCTCGCTTCAAGAAGCAAACTAACTACGAGGACGAGCGCAAGGGCTGGATACTTGTCGAGGGTACGCTGCCTGGCCCCGAGTTAGTCAAAGCGGACAGTGATCCAGTATGGATCGATGGCTACAACTGGAATCGTGTCAAGGATATGTTCTTCGATTGGCCGCAAGCGCGGACACCGTACACTTCACTTGAGAAAGTTAACAAAACGATCATGGTATGGCCCGAAGATGGTTTTGGCTGGATCATCGGAATTAAGCGCAAATCAATCGGAGTTTCATCACCGGGGTATGCTAGGGGACCAGAGTACGAATCTGGCTATCACTCCACGCTCATGTATGTCGATCTGTACGTTGTTAAGCCGTGGTACGAGGGTGTTGACTACGTTCTTTGCCCCCTGTGGGCGGTAAAGGAGGTCAAAGATGACGAGTAAGAAGATCGCTGAGAAGAATCTCATAATGCTAGGCATAGTCGGCTCGACTTTGCATGGCTTAAACGTGCTTGGACAGGACGATCACGATGAGATGGGGATTTGCATCGAACCGCCCGAATACGTGATAGGGCTTAAACAATTCGAACAGCACGTATTCCGTACTAAGCCTGAAGGAATAAGGAGCGAAGCTGGAGATACAGACCGTACTATCTACAGTCTTCGCAAATATGTACGACTCGCACTTAAAGGCAATCCTACAGTACAGCTTCTTCTTTATCACCCAACTCCCAATCCGATTCTGCCTCCTGCAATTGAACTCCAAAGAAACGCATGGAGATTCATTTCGCGCAGAGCAGGTCAGGCTTTTCTTGGTTATCTCGTTGCGCAAAAACAACGCCTGCTTGGCGAGCGTGGTCAGATGGATATACACCGCCCTGAGTTAGTTGAGAAATACGGTTACGACACTAAGTACGCAATGCATATGCTTAGGCTTGGCTATCAAGGTGTTGAGCTGCTTGAAAACCGACTAATCTCGCTGCCGATGCGCGAACCGGATCGCAAATTCATCTACGATGTTCGCTGTGGGAAGCATGAATTGGACACGGTGTTTACTAGGACAGGGCAGCTAGAGAAAGACATCGAGGATTTGCTAGATACTGTGCCCTCTGAGCCAGATTACGAATGGGCAAATTCCTATCTCATTCGGACATATCTAGAATGGTGGAATATCTATGAATGAGCAAATGGTAAGAAACCTCGATCTAAAGGCGACTGCTGTTGAAATCGGCGGAACTATTATGGTCTCCATAACTCTTGGAGAAGAGATAATCTTCTACTATCAACCCGGAACTGGTCATCACGACTTAGCCCTGCGGGATGCAGAAGACAAACTCGCTAAAGTTCTTAGGTATATGCTAATCAATGCCTTTCCCGATAGTCTTACACGTTTTTATCCGATAGTTGGTCCCGCGTTGCCAGGCTAGACGAAACCCCTGCAAACGCGGCTCTTGACACCTGGCCCACAGGGGGGATAGGATGGCTCCTGCACGGCCACGAGGGGCGGTCTTCGATCCCGCCTCACGGGACTGACGGCGCGACGGGGGGGCATACGCTCATCAGGTGCCTCAACGAAATCCGCAAACTTGCCAAGTTTGCGGCTCTCCAATAAAGAAGGAGGGAGTCCCATAGTGACCGACAATAGCATACAACGTGATCTGTGGAGACAAGTCTTTAATACTCTGGTTGCTCATAATTACAGGGTGGCATGGAGCAATAGTCGCTTCCTTATTGGAATGTGGATTGGCGGATTTTCTGAAGCAACCCGCGGAAGTTTAAAGGCGCGATAATGCCTACGTTTCTGGATCGGGAAACAATGAAGCTCGTGACCGTGCCGGGACGTAAGCGCACACTTGCAGATGCCAAGGCGCATCTAGAGTTCTTACAGCGTGAATGGGGCTATTCGTTCGGGGCAACTCCGTTGGAATACGTCGCGTGGCTCAAGATGGCGCAACGAGAAGTAGCGCGACTTGCGGAGCTTTCGCCACGGTGAGCGAACTTTTCGAAATCTGGCTCGCACTCGAACACAATTATCGAGTGGGACTCGCATGCTCATGCCTGACGTAATTAAGCTTCCCGATCAGATGCCAACGATTGCGGCGAATTTCGAAAGCCGCTGCTTAATTTGTGACGAGCAGATATATGAAGGAGATCCCATTACTCTTTGCGAAGGGGAATGGTGCCACGCGGAATGCGTTGCCGAGGAACTTGGATATGGAAACCCAAATGAACGCTAGGAATCCTATTCTGGCTCGATGGCAAGCTGCGAAACTAGACGAGCGAATTCAAGCGGTTAAGAAAGTGGTCGATGAGCAAGCTGAGGATGAAGGTCTTTGGTTTTTTGCACAGACGGCACCAGAGGCATATTTGCAGCAAGAGCTTAGGAGGCTCCATACTGTGTTTGAGACTGGAATAGACCCTAGAAATGATTGAGCGACCTTACGACTCCCGGCCCGATACGTGGGAGCATATCGCGAAGGTGCAGAAATTTCTGCATAGAGCAGTTATAAATCTCGGCCATCGCTCCGCTGTTCACGACGATTCCAAGCTAATTGAGCCGGAACTTGCAGCCTTTGACATAGCAACTCCAAAGCTGGCTGAGTTAGAGTACGGCTCCGAGGAATACAAGCAATCACTAAAGGATCTTGGCCCTGCTCTACAGCACCACTTCGAGCATAATGACCATCATCCCGAGTTCTATGTTAACGGCGTTCGAGGTATGTCGCTGCTAGCACTAATCGAAATGCTGTGCGATTGGCGTGCAGCTTCGGAGAGAGTGAAGCAGCGCACGGACGATCCCGATAAGGTCAAAACATTCCGGGATGGCTTGCAACATAATAAGGAACGCTTTGGCATTTCGGATGAATTGTTCGCGATCCTCGATAAGACCTGTGTAGAGCTTGGATTCTATGAAGACTAACGCTACGCTTATGCAGTTTAACGAGGGCCGCTGTAAGGAATGCAATGGTATTCTTCGTGAAGCTCCCTACGTTGGTGGCGATCACGATCCTATTGCGGAATGCGTCAACTGCGGAAAGCATTATGGCTGTTGGGAATGCGACAAACGATGACTCAGCAGCTTCTCTCGCCGCCAGAAATACCCTCAAAGTATGACATCATTCCGATTCACCAATCGGATATTGCTTCGTTCCTGCGCTGTAGACGGTATTGGTCTTGGTCATCGCCGGCAAGAAACAATCTAAGGCGTAAAGTTGAATTGTTCGGGATCAAGCCCGAACTATGGTTTGGCTCCGGGATACATTACGCGCTAGAGCATTACTATAATCCGCTCTTGAAGCGCGACCCCGTAGAGACGTACCAAACATGGTGGCAGGCACAGTGGCATGGTGGTGTGGTCACAGAAGATATTGTCGAGACATCTTACGATGCGCACCCTCGCCTAGTTGCTGAGCATGACGAACTTGTATTGGGCGGGTCGGTGTCTCATAAGTATCCTCTTAACTACGAGATCCGTGGTCTACAGGATCTTTTGCCCGATCCCAATGAAGAGGAGTTTCTAGAGTTTCGCGAGCTAGGCGTTGGGATGATGAATTTCTATAAAGAGTATGCGGCGAAGAACGATGACTTTGAGGTAGTCGCTGCTGAATCGAAGTTCTCTATTCCGCTTGAATTTGAGGCAATAGAGATTCGGGAAGACTCGCCGAATTTTGGAAAGAAGCTTGAGGTTCATCTTCGTGGTAAGCGCGATATGATCGTTTACTACCCTGAGCGAAAAGACCCCCGTTTGCAGTATGGGCTGGTGGATCACAAAACCGCTGGTCGAGTAGACGATGATTACTTCCTGAAGCTTGAAAACGATGCTCAATGTACGACCTACATAGTCGCCTCAATCAAGGAAGCCGAGGCTAATGATCTTCCCTGGACAACAATCCAGGACGTTCTTTATCAGGCGCTTAGGAAAGTATATCCTCGCCCGCCTACTATCACGACTCGCGGCTTTCCTTCCCTCGATAGGCAGAAAGAATCTGCTACCGCCGAGATGTTCTCACAAGCCATTATCGAGCTTGGCCTAGTAGACTGGTTTCACAACGATCCAAAAGCTCAAGGCTATTACGAATACCTCCTAGAGGAAGGGGACAAAGTATTCATCCAGCGCGACCATGCAGTTCGCAATCCGCACCAGGTCAAGGTTGCGTTTGAGGAATTGCAGATGATCGCAAAAGAAATGCTCGATCCGAACGTGCATATCTACAAGCATCCCTCCGGCATGAGCTATTGTACTCGCTGCCAATTTCGCGATCCATGTCTAGCTAAGGACGATGGCTCAGACTGGATGGAGATGCTTGTCCAAGGATACGAACAGAATAGAGACAGATGAAGATGAAAATTGAATCGGTTTTGAAAGGAACGGACAGCGAGCAGCTTGCACATGAAGTTCTCAGAATCGCAAGCTATCTAGATGGTGAGGATAGTAGAATCGTTCGCCAACTGTGGGCGGACCGAGAGTATTTGGCTCTGCGCCTAAAAATTATTGCCGAAGATTGCGAAACCGAGGGCGACCATAATTCTCGCCAAGAGATAGGACGATGGGCGCGTGAAGCTTACGAAGAAGTTATGTAATGAAAACTTTTCTAGAAACTAAAACAACGCTAACGCCTGAACAAGGAAGAGATGTTTTTTGGTTCGGAATCGTAGTAATTGTTGCTGGACTAGTGATCGCGTTTGCGCTTGGCCTACTTACTGGAATATTGTTATGACTGATGACGAGCCTGACTTTGAGGTTCCTGATTTTGAAGAATTCCGCGCCTTTGCAAATATGGGAAAGATGGGCCTATCAATTTATCGTGCAGTAATTCGCGATGGAGGCTCAGAAAACGAGGCGTTCTCTGTTACGGCGGCATTCTTCGCCGGAATGACCAAGGGTATGCAAAGCGACGATCCCGATGAAGATTGACAAGCCGAAAGTATCACTAGCCGAGGCGATGGTCAGGACGCGTCATGCCTTCGAGCGGTTACGCGAGGAGCAAGAGCGGATTGCAAGAGAGGAACGTCGTAGGCGCGAGTTGAACGCCGTTCGTAGTCGAGGCGCTGGCGCGCGACGCGATTACCCATGAAGATTGAAGCTCTACCAGATGACTTCATTGAGGAACTCATTGCCGAGCCTCAAAGCGTTCCGGTCGGTCTTACATGCGATTGTGGATGGAAACTGGACAATGGATACTGCCGCAATCCAGATTGCCCGTGGGATGCACCAGTCGAGACATTCTCCTGCGAATGGTGTGGCAACTGCGAAGATCCAGAGCATTGCGTTTGGTCAGTAACTTGCCCTGTTTGCAGCTCCCTTCCTAAAAAACTATGTATGGAAGGAAATAAACTAGTCGGACTTCACCAAGAGAGATGGGACTATGCAGGATCTCGCTAGCATGCGATTAGAGATGCAGAAGTTCATAAGAACTAGTGCTATGGATTCGCTTATCGTTTTGGGAGATTTGCTCGCAGAACATCTGCGTAAGCGTAGTAACGACTATCCGGCTAATTCTAAAATGTCCGTAGAAATTGAATTTCATCTTTCGCGTGTTGAAGCAACCGCGTACTTCGAAACTGATGAGGTTACAATCAATTTTCGTTTAGCTAATGACGGTGAATGGCTTGTAACTTCGATAGGATCAAGACCCTTCTTCTAAGTGGCTCCTCCGCGTAAATCCCCACTAGAGGATCAGGTAACGACTCCCGATACAATCGAGTACCTTAACCTGCTCGTGTACGGAGAAGTTGGAGTTGGAAAGACATTCCTTTGTGGAACGGCACAAGATCACAAAATGACGAGCCCGATACTTTTCCTTGACGTTGAGGGCGGGACAGTTACGTTGCGTCGCCGTAAAGACATTCACGTTATCCAGCTTCGTTCGCTGGAGCAAATTCAAAAAATCCACGAGGATCTGAGGGTGAATAATGACGGTTACTACAAGACCGTCATTATTGACTCTCTGACAGAACTGGCTGATCTTGAGATGCGCGAAGTTATGAAGAAGATGCTTCGCCAGCGCCCTGATCGCGATCCCGACGTGGCCGATAAGCGGGAATGGGGTATCGTCAGAACGCATATGCGGCGGATTGTTCGAGCATTTAAAGACTTGCCGATGAACACAATAATGACGGCGCTCTTGCTGCAAGATAAGGATGATGTTACTGGTAGGTCTACTTTCTATCCATCTCTGTCAGGCAAACTGAAGACTGAGGTTCCCGGCTTTTTCGATGTAGTTGGGTATATGTCATCGCGAATCAATGGGGAGGAGACTATACGATCGATTCAATTCTTGAAGACAGAAAAGGTCACGGCCAAGGATCGAACATCATCATTTGGCTCAATGCTGGAAAATCCAACAATACCGATGATGTGGGATCTTCTACACTCAGATGAAAAAGGAGCAAAATGAGCATTCTCGATCTTAGCGATGCTGATACTAGTGGATTTCAGCCCATTCCGGCAGGTTCATACAATGCAACCGTCTTCGAGACTGACCAAGTTGAGACGCAAGGCGGGCCTGACGCGAAGTTGCCCGCTGGAGTCAAGATGGCAAAGATTCGCTTTGCCGTGCAGGACGAGCCACACGTCGGACATCCTCTGTTCACAAACTACCCTCTACCCAATGAAGAGGAACAGCCTGACGCGCAGAAGCGTGCTCGTTCTCTTGGTAGTTTCGTGAACTTCTTGGTTGCACTCGGCTACGACGAGGCTAAGATTAAGTCTAAGGGCTTCGATCTCGAAAACCTCAGTGAGCTTGAGGGCAAGGAATGTGTAGTCCGCGTCGCTATTGGGAGCTATCAGGACGAACCTACTAACGTCGTGAAGGGTGTCAAGCCCGCCGGATCTCCCACAAGTTCGGCACAGCCCGACTCAGGAATTCTTTAGCCCAGATATCCGTCGTGCGTGCTATTCTTAAATAGCGGCGGATCGAATAGAGGGGGTAGATGCACTTTGCGCGTACCAAAGCTACCCCCTCCTCGCCCTTGGAGGAAAAATGGAAGCTAGTCAACAGGAGCAGATTGGACAAGCAATCTCTGAGCTAAAGAAACTCTATCCAAACATGAGCGCTTGTGAACGTGCCGACCTTGTACTCTCGAATAAATTTCTAACATTGGCTGTGAATAACGGACGTAAGTGGCGGTAGTAAGCGATCAAGAATTACGAGTTGACTTCTTCAAATTTCTGTTCGGGAGCAAACGCGGTTACATTTGCATAGCTACTGACGCTGCCGTAAAGGGCGATTTCAAACAGCGATTTTTTCAATGGCCGACTGAAGAGTCGGCTATGCTGACCCATATTGCAAAGGCGCGTCATAACAGAAATGTTTGGTTCTGCGTTAATCTTCTGAAACGGAAAGATCGAGGGAAGGAAGCTTGTCTTGCGGGGAACCTGCTATGGGCAGACCTTGATGAATGCCCACCGGATATCATCGAACCCCATCCACAGGTGGTCATTGAATCATCGCCCGAGCGATACCAAGCGATCTGGCTTGTAGATGAGGAGCTTGAACCGCAGATCGCCGAAGACTATTCAAGGCGTATATATACACAGTATAAGGACAACGGCGTCGATTCAGGTTGGGCACTTGGCAAACTCCTCCGCGTACCCTACACATACAATCTCAAGTACGATTCCAAACCGCTCGTTACTCTCAATCGCACTCTCAATGCATTGCTTCCTCCTGAGCTATTCGAAGCTCTTACAAAAACTCCCGATATCATTGCAGAGGATGAAGGTCTGCCGGAGCTTCAGGATGCAGACGAAATCATCGCAAGACATTTCGTGCAACTGCGGGAGCATCATTTCTCAGGGGTATGGGGCTATGAAGCCACAGAGGACGATGATTGGTCGGGGCTTCTCTGGAACCTCATTCATATCTGCTTTGAGGCAGGACTTACAACTGAGGAAACTTATTCCGTTGCGAGCGCCTCTACTCTTAACAAGTACCGGCGCGATAATAGACCCGCACGTTATCTCTGGCGCGACGTTACTAAGGCTGCCAAGCTGCAAGAGGGTCTCAATGCGTTCTCGCGTCCTTTTGACATGCCTGAGCTTATTCCTGGAGAGCGCTATAAGCTCGGGCAGAGAACGTTTGTTGAGGAGTATGCCGCATGGGGCCGTGAAGCCACCGACGCCTGCCCACAATACCATGATCTCACAGCGTTCATGCTGCTCTCTTCATTGCTTGCGGGCAACATCAAACTGGAAACATCATATGGCAAGATCAGGCCGAATCTATGGGGGTTAATTCTTGGAGACTCTACACTTACCCGTAAGTCCACAGCAATGCGCATGGGAATGGATGTCATCGACTTCATTGATCGTGATATCTTACTCGCCACCGATGGCTCTGTTGAGGGACTCCTATCAGGGCTGCAAGGTAGGCCCGGTCGCACTTCAATGTTCTTTAGGGACGAGATCGTTGGGTTCTTTGATTCCATCCGAAAAAAGGATTATCTCGCTGGAATGCCCCAGATGCTTACGCAGCTTTATGATGGAGGCTATATCGCTCGAAGATTACGAAAAGAGCTTATCACCGTCTCTGATCCCATCTTCATCTTCTTCGGGGGCGGTATAAAAGACCAGATGTATACCGCTGTAGAGGAATCGTTTGTATATTCGGGATTTCTTCCGAGATTTCTCATTGTATCTGGCAATACCGATCTAAACCAGTATCGAGCTGAGGGACCGCCGACTCCTGAGATTATCGAGAAGCGGCAGAAGATTTACAATCGTCTCCACAATCTCTACCACAATTATGTCGCGATGAAAGATGTGGAAATTCTTGGTGAAACCGCACAAATGCCGCAAGATGTAGAGGCCGTGCTCACGAAGGATGCGTGGAAGCTTTACAATGAGATCGAGCGCCGCGTGATCGAAGCGGCGACGCTTTCACCTAATCCTTCGTTGATCCTTCCTACTTTTGAGAGGCTGGTGCAATCGATGCGAAAGATGGCCGTTCTTATAGCAGCATCGAGCCACGATCCTGCGGATGGAAATATTGAAGTAGGTGAGAAAGACATTCGCAGGTCAGCGAAATACGCGCAAGAGTGGGGAAACTACACCATTGAGGTTCTCCTGAATATCGGTCAAACGGTTGCTCAGCGAAAGCTCGATAGGGCGCTCACCTATATTGTAGAGCGCCCTGGGGTCACGAGAAGTGCCGTAATGCGAGCACTCAATCTCTCTAAGAGAGAGATGCAGGAAATTGAAGAGACGCTCGATGCGAGAGGACAACTGCAAGTTGCCTCACAAGGTCGCGCAAGGCTCTATACCGCATTATGACGGATAATGCAAGCAGAGAATTGGCTTGTTCTTTAGGGCAACACGAGTGGACCGTAGATCCTGAAGATATCCGCTTTCGTGAATGTGTATTCTGTGGAACAACTGAGTATCTTGGGAAGGAGGTCAAAAAGAGTGATACCGGAGACAAGAAAAAGCGATCTGGAAAAGATTGAAGCTGAGCTTAAGAAGGAAGTAGAAGCATGGAACGAACTTGGAATGTCCCTTGATGGAACAGTTCACGTTCCAGCCTCAATCTATTTCCTAAAGATGCAAGTGCAGACGATCATTAACTTTATGTTAGAGAAAGAGATTGCCGCCAATGAAGAATTTAATCTTGAGTTCAAGACGCTAATTTTGAACGATATGCGCAGAATGCGCGAAGAGAATGAGCCAAACATCAAAGAAGCAAGAAGGCAAGCAATTGTAGGAGGAGCTAAACCACAGATCGCGGTGCCAAAGATCAGGGTTCTTGGCAAAGATGGAAGAGAGTTGGACATATGAGCTTTCAGAGCCCTGCGCGTTGTAATCAAACCGTTCAGGTCACTGAAAATATGTTTGCCCCGTGTCATCTCCCGATGGGCCATGAAGGAGCGCACGAATCGCCACCACTTCCACAACAGGTGATGGAAACATTAGGGAAGGTATCTAGGGTGAGCGCTGAGGACGTGCGGCTCGTGCGGGAGGCACAACGTCTCACGCGGGAGTGGTTCGCGGACTGGACACTGCATCAGAAGGACGACTGGCGTATCCGCTTACAACAGATCATGCCTGCCCTTGATGCTAGTGATGCTGCCCTCGCCCGCCTCGAAGCCCGCCTCGCGGAGGCTGAGCGGGAGCGGGACGACGCGGAGCAATCGTGGTCGATGTATGCAAAGGAGGCCGAAGACGCGAATACTCGCGCAGAAGAAGTCGAAGTCCGCCTCGCGCGGCTGGAGCGGATCGAGTCAAGAGCATGGGCGATTTTCAATCCTGATGGGACATTGGATCACGTTGAAGTTGCGAAGCTCAATGCTGACCTTCGCGTCCTCACCGCCACCAAGGAAGGACTGCGCCTAACTCCGGGACAACGCAAGACGATAGAGCGCGCCGCCGCCGAGGAAGGAGCCGAAGATTAAGTGGACATAGCAGAGTACCAAGCAGGTACAGCCGAGACAGTCATCTATCGAGATGGTATTGAAATTGCCATATTAAGTCCTCACGTCCTGAAATCCTGGCTAGCCCTTGATTACTGCACGGACAAGCTAGTTAGCGAGGCTGCTGAACTCTCACAAGAAGTCTCGAAGGCATTGCGAGATGACGCCGCAATCATAACAAGCGAGCGCAAGGAAAAGATTTTCAAGGAGCTTGGTGACAATCAATGGTATGCTTCGCAAATTTGCAACGAGCTTGGCTTCAAACTTGAAGATGTGATGTACGTCAATCTAGCTAAACTCCGAGATCGCAAAGAGCGTGACATGCTTCAGGGCAGTGGCAGTAGTCGCTAAACTATCCGAGCCGGTCAAGTATTGGAGGAACGAGAAGGGCAATTGGGTTCTCACCGATGAGTGGAAAGAATGGATCAAAAAGCGACGTGCAGCGGAATCCAGGCCCAAGCCTGCCAAACGAAGCAACAAAGTAACCGTTGAGAATCATAAAGCCGCATGGAGGGAAGTAGCCTATCATCCAGATAGCGGGAAAAGGATTTACTTTTGCGGTTGTATGAGCATGCATGGCGATCCTTATAAGGGGTGCGGGGCAGTAGGAATTCAGCAAACACGTACATCGCAAATAATCGAGGTTAAAGGGTCGAGGTTTGAATGAGCGTTGAGTACGCGGACGGTACGCATGAAAATGATAGGCAGTTTTATACAATTTATGATGATATGCAAATGACGACCGTTGCAGCAAGGTTGGTTACGATCCCTATTTGTCCTGACCTTCTTGAGTACAACATGATCGGAGAAGCAGACAACACGCGAGGCAGAACCGTTCGAGCATTCTTTTGGGTGATGAAGCTATGGCCCGTCTAATCGGATTTACAGGTGTAAAGGGTTCCGGCAAAGATACTGCGGCCCAATTCCTCGTAGATCGGGGGTTCCAACGCATAGCGTTTGCCGGCAAACTCAAGGAGGCAGTAGCAAATCTATTCGGTTTGCCAACAGAGAGGATAGATCCGCTGAAGGAGATGAGCATTGTCTCTGGTCTTCCGGTTTGCGAAGTAATCCTTCAACAGTATAACATTACGGAGTATGCTTATTCAATGCGTGAGTTCTTGCAACGTTTCGGAACCGAAATGGGTCGCAATACGTTTGGGCAAGATTTCTGGATCGATCTTGTGCTCTCTGACTTCCCGCGTCAAGACACGGTGTTCACCGACGTTCGTTTCGATAATGAAGCCACAAGAATCATTAGGTTTGGTGGTTGCGTATATGAGATTGTCCGCCCAGGGTATGAATCGGACGGCCATGCTTCAGAGGAACCAATCGATCGCAACCTTATAGAAGGAACGATTCAAAACGACGGCTCTATAGAAATCTTTAGGGAACGAATATTGGACGAGTGTCTATGACTTCAAAAGACATTACCGATAGAGAGGTCCTAACCGAAGCGATCCGTCAGACAGAAGCCGATAGTGTCCTTGTCGGTTGGGTAATAATTGCCGAGTTTATCGATGAGGAGGGTAATCGTACTCTTAGAAGGCTTGACTCCAACGCGAGCGGCGAAGGCTTGGTAGACTGGATACGCTCGGGTTATCTATATGACGCTCTCTTTAGTGGCGGATGGGAAAGCGAAGACGATGAGTGAAGCAGAAAAAGTCTTCAAAAAAGCCGTGCAAGATTGCATCAGGTATGGCATTTATCCTGGTCCCCAGACGCTAAATGAGCTGATACATGGGCATCGAGGACGAAACATCAATGGAAGAGAATGCAGATGGAGACGTGAAATCTGCAAGGAGCTAGGATTTAAGCTGCATGGCTACAACTATTAAACGCAAGCATCCACTTGCTGAGTGCGAAGTCTGCCCTCTCTATGAGAAGCCCTGTGCGAAATCACTGATTCCTGCTAATCCTGTGGCTGCGGTTGTGGCTCGCTCACCAGGTTGGAAAGAGGCTAAGACAGGCGAGCCATTTACCGGACTCTCAGGGAGGGTTCTCAATCATTTGTTGGAACAGAACGGAGTTAAACGCGAGGAGGTATTGCTTACCAATGTTGTCCTTTGTGCGCCAAATGAAGGTGAAGTACCGGGAGCGGCGATTAAAGCGTGCGCTCCACGCCTACGAGCGGAGTTGTCCGATTGTTCGCTTATTATTGCCGCTGGAAGAGAGGCGGTTAATCTGCTTGTCGGTAGAGGAGCTATCGATCGTCACCGTGGATATAGGATTGCATCCAATGGAAAGACTCTTATTGCTACGAACAATCCCGCACTTGTCCTCAGAGACGACTCGACCTTTCCAAACCTCAGAAAAGACTTCAAGAGGGCATTCCATCCTATCCCCGAACCCACTCTGCCACGAGTAGAGGTAATAGAAGATGCCGAGACCGCAGCAGCTTTCCTTAAAGATGTCCCGCCCGGTTCTGTCGCGGCAGATATTGAGTCTCGTGGCGGACTTTCTCATAGGGCCGAACTTGTATCCTTTCAAATTGCAATTGATGGAGGACTTGCAACTGTCTTCGGAGAGCGGGGAGGGCTATGGTTCGATACCGCTTTCATTAGAGATCACTTTCGACCCTTCCTCGAATCCAAAAACCACCGTTTCATTTGGCACAACGGAAAGTTCGACGTTAAAGTCCTCAGACATACCTATGGAATCCGAGCAAGAATAGATGAAGATACCATGCTGCTATCCTATGCGCTTGATGAGCGCTCGGGACAATCGGAGAAGCAGCACGGTGGATATCATAAGCTAGAATACCTGCTAGCCGAGGAGTTTGGATGGCCCAATTATGAGCCAGAATCCGTCAAACAGTTTAAGAAAACCGGCATTGTTACCAATTACGACGAGTTACACACTTATGCCGGGAGGGATGCTAGTGGGACATATCAATTGTTTGAGCTTCTACCCGGACGAGTCAAGTCTGAAGAAACTGAACGTCCTTACCGAGAATTACTACTCGAAGGTGCGGAGGCTTGCTCGCGAATCGAAGTTGCAGGCTTTCGATACAACATAGTGGCGGCAGCCGATTTGATGGAAGAGGAAGTTCAGCCTGAGCTTGAGCGCAGGACTAAGAACATGCGGATGATTATTGATGATCCGCTTTTGAATCCGCGCTCGCCCAAGCAGATTTCCAACATCTTTTACAATCGCTGGAAGCTTCGACATGAGATGCAGTCTCGCCCTAATATGAAGGAATCTACCGACGATGCCACGCTTAATGAGCTTACTGCCGGGCGTTTCGTGTCTAGGGCGGATGCTGACGTTACTACAATCAAGACTTTTGCTAAGGAGCTTAAACGCTTCAGAGAGCTTTCGAAGCAGGCGGATACCTATATTGTCGCGTTGGTCGAGAGGGCAGTTAATGACCCTGAGAATAGGCTCTATACGGATCTCCTTCTACATGGTACTACTAGTGGGCGGCTATCGTCGAGGAATCCAAATCTTCAGAATATCACCCGGACCAAACCCGGATTACCTGATATTCGACGCCTATTCCTTCCATCACGGGGACGCCAGATTATACAGGCTGATTATAGCCAAGCTGAACTTCGTTGTATTGCGCACTTTTCTCAGGACAAAGAACTCCTACGAGTCTACACTGAAGACCTCGATCTCCATTCGGTAGCTGCTGAGAACTTCTATGGCCCTGACTTTATCCCTGAGCAGCGTAACCGCGCTAAGAACATGAACTTCGGTGTAGCTTACGGGCAGGGTGCTGCAACCTTCCAGGAGAAACATGAAATCCCTGAGAGAGAAGCGCAGAAGTTCATTGATTGGTGGTGGAGATACTTCTCAGGCGTAGCCGACTGGAAGCAGGAGATTATCAAGGAGATGCGGACGGGGTATGTAACGTCCCCGTTTGGAAGAAGGCGGCGTTTCTATCTTATCACGCCTGAGAACAAGAACGCAATGATCCGTGAGGCCGTAAATTTCAAACCCCAATCCACAGCGGGTGACTTTACCCTACGATCTGTAATTCTGCTAGTAAAAGAGATCGATTGGAAGAAGGCAGCCATCGTCATCACAGTTCACGACAATATCGTGGGGGATGTGAAGGAGAGCTATATTGATGAGTACAAGGCCATTTGTGAGCAGATAATGGTGAGCCGTCCTAGAGACGAGCTAGGTTGGACAATACCTTTCAAGATCGACATAGGAGTCGGGCCAAATTGGGCAGAAGCAAAATAGAGGCTCAACTAACTATATTAATCGAGCAGTTGATTGGAGCCAAAGCGAGGATGCTTAAGTGAAAATTATTGATTGCCCTGACTGTGGTAGCGAAGTAGTCGAGTGCGATAATAATGTTTACCTTGATTATCCATCCGTGTCCTATGATGAAGTTAAGGCACCTTGGACGATAATGCGGTTTAGCTCAATGGGAATAGCATCTGTAGGCGATCCATCACTGGATGGGAAAGGTCATTCGCTACACGGGCATCAGCCGACTGGGGGTGTTATGGCATGAAGTATCGCAAGAAGCCGGTAGAAGTTGAAGCATTGCTCTGGGATGGGACTTTGGGGAAAGAAAAGGCGATTAGAGCATTTGCCCAAGAAGCCGAGATGCAGTCGAGCGAGGCCGTCCTATGGTTCTCTTATGAGACTATTCATATTCGAACTCTAGAGGGTGTTATGAAGGCTAATCTGGGCGACTGGATCATCAAGGGTATCAAAGGAGAGCTATATCCTTGCAAGCCAGATATTTTTGAGGCAACTTACGAGCCTGTGATGGAGTACGCTACGAAGATGGTAGAGATTGCTCCTAATGTTTATCGGCCAGAGCGAGTTCCTATTGAGGAGCTGAACAGGAATGACTAAGCCGCTTAATACATCAGGACTACCGCCCGAACTTCATCTGGTAGGGATGCTAGGCGAGGGATATATCGAGCGCCAGGAGGCTACTGGACAAGCCGAGATGGTACTCAGCGACGTTCTACCCGTGAAGATTGGCTACGACGAGTCAGAAGAGGATTATGAAGCGCTTGGTATAAAGCTCGGAGCGGTTATCGATGCTGATCCGATCTTTCGCGATGCGACTCTCCCCGAAGGATGGAGTAGGCATGGCACTGACCATTCAATGTGGTCCTACATCGCGGACGAGAGTGGCAGGGAACGAATTGCGATCTTTTATAAAGCTGCTTTCTACGATCGTCGAGCTAACATGAGGATTGTAAGGGAATGAATCGAAACCTATCACTCGGTTGGCCTTGGACGCTGACTTCTATCTACAGTTCGTTTTGTCGGCTCTACCCGCATGAAGTAGCTACTCAATGGGGTGAAGCAACTTGGACGGCGCGCGATCTGTGGGAGGTTAAATGAAAGTTCTCATCGTTGATAACTTTCCATCATTTACGATAGACATTTATGTTTATGGCGATCACATGAATCAGGTCGCGGAGTATAATTCAGAGCATCCACATCATTTGGATTGGCTTCCTTTTCAAGAGGGGACTATTCCAGAGCGACCTACTCTGAGTTTTGGCAAAGAAGTATGGGCAGCAATCATGGAGGAAGCTCTTGGTCCGGCACCGTCCGAAGAAGTCCTCAAAGACACACGCATGGTTAGAGATAGACTTCTCGCGCTAATAGAGAAGGATCACGAGCGGATGGAAAAGCAGGCAGACGTAATGTTCAATCACCTTTTAGGGTCTTGACAAGTTTGCTACATGAGAAGTTTCCCGGCCTTCTCCCGAGGGCCAGGATCGGGGCGACTCCGGGGTCGCGGTGGTGGCTCCGAGGGCCGCAGGGGATTGTTGGTAATTGTTGCTTAGCCCTCTCGCGATCCGCCGAGCGCAGCCGGGAGCGCCGGGGGCTAAGAAAGAATCGAGGGATCTACTATAAGTAGCGGGGAATGGTTAAAGCGGTTTTGGGATAAGGTATTTATCCCTGAGGATGAGAGTGAATGTTGGCTGTGGTGCGGCACGATAACTGACGCTGGATACGGCGTATTTTCAATCAAAGGGCAAACTTATATGGCGCATCGATTAATGTATATGATCGCATTTGGCATCGAGCAGGGTGAACCCGTGCATCATCGCTGCGAGAGGCATCAATGCGTCAATCCATCCCATCTTCAGCAACTCGCCTATAGTGAGCATGGCAAGATACATTGGGAGGGCCGACGATGATGATAGTTCTAGCACTTGATCCTGGTCAATGCACAGGCTATGCATTAGCTGCGAAGGATGATGGGACCTTCGATATATGCTATGGGCAAGAGAGCTTCAGTCATCGGGAGCTTTACGATTTTATCCCTCCAAATGTCGAGCACGTAATTTGTGAGAGTTTCGAATTCAGGCAAGGAAGGCAATTAGGCGTGGATCTATATCCATGCGAATTGATCGGTGTCGTCAGCTTGTGGTATCAATATAGCAGCCTAGCGTTGGATCTTACGATGCAGCCCGCATCCATACAAGGGAAGAAAGCCTACTTCTCAGACGCTCGGCTCAAGGATATGGATTTATATCAGAAGGGTATAGAGCATGGTCGTAGCGCAGTGAAGCACTTGCTACAATGGTTCTATTATGGGGCGGGGTATCAATATCTCACTACTGATCAAGATCCCGAGCTTGTCGAAGAGGATTGGTTTAGGTCGAAGTACCTCGAAGGGGGGTGATGAATTATAGAGCCCTCTGAGGGGCTTACATAGATGCGGGGGGTAATCGTCCGGTGCCAGGAGAGGAAAATGCACTGGAGATTACCCCCC